CTGATGCCAAAGCTCAAGCTAATCATGATGTTTGGATGCTTAAGATGCTATCGAATGGTTGGACATACGGAAAAGCTAATGACACTGCTAAGAAAAAGCATTCGAGCCTAGTGCCGTTTCATCATTTACCCACTGAGCAACAAGCCAAGGACCATATCTTTAACGCGATAGTTCGACAAGCTATCGATAGTTAGTTTACCCCAAGGGCTAGCCTTTACCATCAAGGGCTAGCCTTTGCCCTAAGCAAATACAAAAAAGCCACCTTTGAATTTTTCGAGGTGGCTTTTTTGTGGCTGTTTTTTAGCACAATTCGCAATGGCAGCGATACGCCTGAACTTAATAAATTCGTAACCATACGATAAATGGTCGAGGAAACAAACGTGAGTAAAGACTTTGATGAAATTTTAGCATCTGGTGATGAAGCCGCAATTGAAGCAGCTTTGGCAGAAATGGAAACCAGTGGTGACGTTCTCTTTAGTGAAGAAGATGACGAAACCGCACCGGTAGAAGCTCCAGTAGAAGCACCAGCAGTTGTTGAACCTATCGCAGAAAATGACGTAGCAACACCGGAACCGTCACCCGCTGACACGACAGTTAAACAACCAGGCGTTAGAGAAATAGATGGCAAGCTTTACGCTGAAATCTCAGCCGATAACGCAGTAATACAATCGAAAAACGGTAAACACCATGTTCCTTACGATGTGCTAGCAAACGCACGACAAGAGACTATGAGCACCAAAGCGCAATTGGATGAACTCACACAAGCGAATTCCAAGCTACAAGTTAGCTTCGACGAAACAAAACGCGTCAGTGAATTATATTCAAAGCAATTAGGTGATGCCGGTTTAGATCCAGAATTACTACCCGAACAAATGCTAAAAGACCCTGCGCTCATGGCGCAAATCAAAGAAGACTATCCACAAATCGGTGAATTGGTTGGCGCACTAGCAAGTCAGTTAGAGCAAAAATCAGCGCAAGCGGCAGCTTCACAAGCAGAAGCCCCGCAAGCACAAGCACCGGTTGCCGCAGATCCCTTTCGAGCAGCATTTGAGCAAACAGCCCACTTAAAAGCGTGGCAAGCAGATGATATTGACCGCTGGGATTTTGCGCAAAAAGTGGATAGCCGACTCGCTGAAGATCCCTTGTTTGAAAGCAAACCCTTAGCGGAGCGCTTGGCAGAAGTAGAACGTCGCACAATGGCGGCGTTTGGTGATGAATTACCGGCATTAGCTGAAAAACAATCACCCTCTACCAACCCTAAAGCTCCAATCCCAAATACCCCGACTGACATAGGACACCAGGGCAGCGATACGAACCCTCATGCTCATATTTTAGACCAGGACGCAGGGTCAATGACCACGCAAATGGAAAGTATGACTGAAGCACAAATCGAAGCCCTGTTGTCTGATGCGTCGAATTTTCTCTAGGAAAAAACAATGACAACTATTACCAAAGCTCAGGCAGCTAAAGCGTTTGGTGCTGCGTTATTCACGCACACTCGTCGTCAAAACTCATTCGTTAACATGCTTACTGGCTCTGCTCCACAAGCCGCTAAGAAAGATGGTAACAAAGGCAAAAACCAAACGGAAAAGGGCGCACCTATCGTTATGATTAACGATTTAGCGTCACAAGCCGGTGATGCGGTTGAAATGGATTTATTCCACAACCTAAACGGTTTGCCGACTATGGGTGATCGTAAGTTAGAAGGTCGCGGTGAAGATTTATCGAAAACAACGTTCGAGCTTGGCATTAACCAAGGCCGTAAGATGGTAGATAGCGGCGGTAAAATGTCGCAAAAGCGTACTAAGCATAACTTACTTAGCACTGCCAAAACCTTACTTGGTAACTTCTTCAATGATTATCAAGATGAAATCTCTATGTACCATTTAGCCGGTGCGCGTGGCTCATTTGCGGGTGATGATATTATTATCCCACTAAGTAATCATGAAGAATTTGAAGACATTATGGTTAACCCTGTAATGGCGCCAACGTATGACCGTCATATTTTTGGTGGTGATGCGACGAACTTTCAATCCCTTGATGCTGCCGACATTATGACAATGGATAAGTTAGATGATTTAGCGTTGATTTTGGAAGAGCAAAGTCACCCAATCAAACATATTCAGTTTGAAGCCGATCAAATGTCAAATGAAGACCCGTTCTTCTTGTTGTTCGTCACCCCTCGCCAGTGGCGCGATCTGTACGCTTCTGCAACGGATAAAAAATTACAAGAGTTACAGGCTCGTGCAATGAAGCGTGGTAGCGGCTTTAATCATGCCGTATTCAAAGGTGATGTAATCATGTGGCGCAACATTCTTGTGCGTCAGTATCGCAAGCCAGTACGTTTCTATGCCGGTGATGAAGTCGCTGTATCGAACAACAACAAGCTAGCAACAACCTCAATACAAACAGCCAGTGTTGATATTGATCGCGCTATTTTGTTAGGCGGTCAGTCATTAGCGAATGCTTACGGTGGTTCAAGCTCAGGCTCTCACTTTTCAATGACTACTGAAAAAACCGATCATGGTAATGGTCGCGAAACTTCAATTGGTTGGATGAACGGTTGTAAGAAAGTGCGCTTTGCTGAAAAGTCTGGTCGCATTAACGATTACGGTACCATGATTTTAGATACGGCTGTCACGCTGTAACTAACAACGAAAGGCTAGTCTTTTAAAGGGCTAGTCTTTTATTTTTGATATTTTTTGGAGAAAATCCGATGAAAAGAACATTTTATAAAGGCGCAATGGGCAACCTTTCGCTACACACCATGACCGTATCGTTAGCAGCATTGGCTGCGTCTGCAAAAGAAGTGTTGGAAGGTGAGTTGCCAATTGGCGCTGAAATTACCGGCGTTCGCTTTAACGTTGACGCATTGGGCGCAGATACGGAATTCAAAGTTGACTTAGTTGATAAGTCTAGTGGCTCTCGCGCTATTTTAGCGGCCACTACTTCAACCAGTGCAACCTCTGGCATTAATTCCATTAAGCCTGTGTACATTGGCGATGAAGGTGTTTGCGATTTAGTGCTGCAAAATACGGGTACAGGTCCGGCAAGCGGTGAAGTGAGCATTAGTATTGAGTATCGCTTTAAAGGTTACTAAGCCTTACCCCGACTGAATTTTAACTTTTTAATTAGCCTGGCTTACTGAGTCAGGCTTTTTTATTGGGAATAATAAAATGAGCAAGATTGATATTACTTACATTGGCACCAAGCCGGTAAAAAAAGACACTGTTACAGGTTCGCGCCTTTTATTTCCTCGCGGCAAGCCAGTACCGGTAGAGTCTGACGTTGCACACCAACTGCTTGATTACCCGAAAGTGTGGGCATTGGCCGATGAAGCGGAAGAAATTGTTAAAGAGCAAGCCATTAAAGCTAAAGCGATTGCTGAAAAAATAGCAAAGGAAGCCGAAGCCGAAAATAAAGCAAATTTAGACCAAAGTATGCTAGTCAATGTTAACGGTGAAACGATTGATATTGCTAAGTTTAGCGGCAACCAGCTTGAGACATTAGTTGAAGCCAATGATTTAACAATTACCGCCAAGCCTAAGCCTGTTACTCAGTATCGTGAAGCTGTGCGTAATGAATTGCGTGAGTTAAACGGCAAACCTGAACTAGAAGGTTAGGAGCAGTAAATGGCACAACTACGTGAACTCTTGCCATTGTTGCGGGAAAAATGCAGTGGCATGTTAGATCAGCAAGCGATTGACCAAATAAAAAAGGCTTATCGAAATTTTTGCCTTGAGTCTGGTTATCTACAACAAGTTGAAACCGTTACTCGCAGTGCTGACGGGACTATCTTATTAACCCCACCGGTTCAGCATTACATTGGCGCTATTCAGGTAGTGATTGAAACCAAAGGCGGCAAAGTGCTTGAAAAAGGTGTGGGTTATAAGGTTGATTCAAGCCAGAACGTCACTGTCGCTCAAGGCTACGATGAAGTTCACGTTACATATTCTATTGTGCCAAAGCTTCCAATGGACGATGCCATTGATGCTAATGATGATATTTTGCAGCGTTGGCCGGACGAGATAGCCGCCGGAGCCGCCGCTTTGTTGCGGATAATACCAGAACGGCCGTGGAGCAACCCACCACTGGCTGATTTTTATCAACGGGATTTTGTTAAGGGCCACCGCGAAGCGTTTCAACTACGTGTCGCAGCCAATGACGAGATCCAATTTCAACCTCAATCAACTCGGAACTTCTTCTAATGTCACTAGTCACCTCAAATGAAATAATTCTTAGAGTCAATAAGCTGTTAAATGACAGTGGTTTTATCCGCTGGACTAAAGAGGAACTGCTTGATTACTTTAACGATGCCCAACGCGCGATAGTTATTCGCCGCCCTGATGCTTACACCGTTGATGTAGACGACTTTGCTTGCAGCTTAGGGACTAAACAAACCTTGCCCGCTGACGCATTGCGCTTAATTGATATTACACGCAACAGCAGTGGCCGAGCCATTAAAGGCCCGTTTGATAAAACAGTATTAGATGATAATTACCCTAACTGGTATTCGGGTGATACGGCTACAGAAGCCGAGTTGTTTATTTATGACGAGCGCAACCCTAAAACATTTTACGTTTACCCCGGCGTTGTTGTTGCGACGAAACTAACAGCGGTTTACTCGAAAGCGCCACCGGCAATCACACTCGCGCAAAATGAAGCGCAAGAGGTTATGTCGCTTGATGATATTTACGTTAACGCCATTATTGAGTGGATCATGTATCGCTGTTACATGAAAGATGCTGAATATGCGGCTAGCCCGAACAAAAGCATGATGCACCAAAACGCATTTAAAACGCAGATCGGTGAAAAATCACAAGCGGATAGCGCCGTTGCTGGCCAGGTAATTAAGGACTAATCATGACTGCAAACTCAGGTGCTTGGTATCGCACAGGTAAAGTTACCCTCGTAAATGGCAGCAAAAGTATTGTTGGCACTGATACCTCTTGGTTATCGGCACTAATAGCGGTTGCTGTTGGTGATATTTTTAGTGTGGACTCGGCAACCTGGTATGAAGTAACTAGCATCAGTGCTGACGGTAGTCTTGAATTAGATAGAAACTTTGAAGGTGGCTCAGCAGGGCCAATTAACTACGCGATTATTCGCAACACTTCAGGCACAGTGCTAACCCGTATTGCTGGGCAAATAGCGGTGCAGTTTAATCAAAAGCAATTATTCCTTGATGAATTGCGCACCTGGTTAAACTCGGTTAATACAACTGAGAATGTTACTGATAGTCACGGCGTATCAACAGCCATCACGACACCGGCGCAAATGGAAAGCGAACACTCTGGCCGCATTGCGCAAGTCGATACCTTAGTAAATGGTATTTCTGCCATGACCAAAGCGGAGTTCTTTGCATTAGCTGAAAAGCGTAAAACGGATAGCGCAGGGAGTGGGTTTAGTGAGTGGGGTAAAACTTATACAACTAGCTCAGTTTATGAAATTGTTAATGAAGGTATTTGGTCATATAGCTCACAGCCAAATAGGTTAATGCTTGGTGATGACTTAGATATGATAGGTAATAGTAGAACACCTTACGCGATTTCAAATGTGAATGGTGTTCAATTAGTTATCAAGGCAGTAAATGAAGACAATGACAGAGCCCTTATAAAGTTCCCCAACGCTCCCGATGGCACAGAAACATACGACACAAGCAATGGTAACGTAGTCCAACACTCTAGTACTACATTAGCGTTTGCTTCTGAAACTGCAACGAATAAAGTGATTACTTCTCGTCAAGACTTTGTATTTTTAGAGTCGTGGCATGAGAAAATCTCTGATAAAGACGTAGTGTATCCTCTTGGTAACGTCCAGTATGGGGCAACTAGTTATGAAGGTATCGCATTAGCTACTAACGGTATTCCTCAAGGTTACTCAGCGTTTGGTGAATGGGATACTGCAACAACTGGTAACGATGCTATATGGTCAACATTATCAGATGCAAATAAAGAAAAGTTCATACAAGACCCTGAGAACAATATTTATAGTGATGGTGGTGAGTTAATTCAAGTACGTTATAGAAAACGTGTTGTTAAGGGGTTGGGTGATAATTGGGGTGGGTTAGACTTCTCTACCAATTCAGCTAGTTCAATCTTATATAACTCTACAAAAAGAGTACAACCACAAGGGTCTAAAACATCACTACCGACAGGTGATTTAGATACATATACAGTGGCTCAGTTCTATAGAAACAATACCTCTGGTACTATATCAACAGGACTCCCTTATGGAGTTAGCGTTGCTACTATTGGTAATGACGGAAGTACTTATACCACATCAGCACACAACGGCCTATGTTTTGCTATCCCTATCGCCCTTGTGAGTAGACGTAATCAAGGCGGTTATCATCCAGTTTATAATAGTAATGGCTGTATGACTTATGCGGCGGATGCTAATAGTGATGGATTGGTTAGTCAAAGGCGTGAATGGTCTGCTATGGAAGCTGGAAGGACTATAAGTAACCAACTTGATTGTTTTAGTGATAAGTTAAACTGGAACTCAGCAATACCTTCAACAGGGGTTTTTCGTGGTTATTCTGCCGATGGTGCTATAGCTGGTGGCAATTCAGGAAGACCAGACGATAAGTTCTACGATGCTATCTATGCTTCTGACGTAAATGACCTAAGAATGTCATCTAAGAAACTACCTTTAGCTGAAATACGTGAAAAGTATAAGAGAATGGCTATTGCAGGGGAAGTTAGAGGATTTGAGAGTGTTCCTTATTTGTTAAGGTTCGATACTAACTCATATTCAACAAACCCAGATAAACTTAATGTTTTAATAGGAGATGCCTCTGACGTTTCTGTTGGTGATATAATTGTAATAGAAAGTAGTAATAATACATATGTCACACGTACAGTGGATGCTATTACTAATGATACCCTATTCTTCCTTGTACCCTTTGACAGATTAGCTAATGGCATAGTTGCAATCCACAAAGCACAAACCCACAAACAAGCCAACCCAACTTGGACGGATATTATAGGTAGTCCTGCCAACATAGCCGCTACTTTTCCTGATGGTGTTGAGGGGCAGTGGATACCTGTGATACCTGATGGTACTGGTAATTATAAATTAAACAGGAAATCCATTAGCTCAGAAGTATCCGCAGAGTGGTCAAACGACAATGGTGCCTCATGGAGTCAGACAGGTACAGCTACTAACTTAGATACTACCAATAATGATATTGGGCATCCAAGTGTCCACGCAGCTAATTCTGTATCTCTGAATCACTACGAAACCCAAGCGCATTTCACTAGTGATGTGGGTAGTAGCGGTGATAATAGCAAGGTGTTGGATTTGGGGGGTGTGTGGTGTCATAATGATTATTGGGTTCCTAATGGAATGATACTTCATTCTAGCTTAATAGGTAAAATAGCAACTTCGGGTGGTTCAGTTGTGCATAATATTGAGCCATCATTAGAGTATATCGCTTTTGATAGTACGGGAGTGATTAGAAGCGGGGGCGCTTACATTGAACCAACACACCCTACCATTTCCCTAGAAAACCCTGACAATTCTGCCATAAAAACCCTAGACTACTTATCTCATGATAACAACGTAGCTAAATTGTGTTATGCGTATAAAGAAATGATTTGGGATAGTGCTGCTGCTGATGTAACTTATTATACTAATATTACTATGGCTTCAGCGATGAACTCAGTAAATACTGGTGAACATTATAATATTACAGGCGGTAATCTTTCAGGTTACTACCAGTGTATGTCGCAGTTTTCAGGTAGTTCGTTTCAGACTCATTATGATTCTGGGATAATACGCCTAGACAACAACGGTAACATAATAAAGTCTTCAGATGGCTCGCTAATTGGTAGTTACATGACAGGGGCTGGTTTTGGTGACAACAACAAGTTTGAAATCACTGATGGTCAAGAATCATTTACTGATGATAATGGTCAGACAGGTCTACGAGGTTCTGCTTCATTTAATACACAACATTTTATAGTGGAGACATAATCATGGACTTATTATATTTTGAAACTTTAAATGAAGCGGGTGAAGTTGTTGTTAATCGCCCTGAAACAAAATCTAATACCGATTTAGAGCGAGTTATTGCGTTAAACAAGCCAATCAGTGTTGTTGAGAGATTCGCTGAAATGGTGGTGTTGGGCGAACAATGGGCATGGTATGACTTATATCAGCAATATCTTATCGATGTTATTGAGCATGACGAGTTAGTTAATAACCATGTGATTGAATACGATGAAGATGGCGTCGAAATAGAATGGTTAGCGCCAATGCCACCGGTTGAAACTACTCGCCCCGTATTAGTCACCACTGAGCAGTTATTAGCGAGTGCAAAAGGACATTCCGCTTTAGTAAAAAATCGCGGCGTTGAATTGCTTGGCAAAACAATCAGTTTAAATGAGTCTAATCAAAACGGCATAGCCGCGGTCTTAACCGGCTTGTCTTTAGCT